TACTGGACAAAAGTTACCAACCTTCCCAACAAATTTATAATCATGACCACTATTGATTTCGTCTAACAAATCTCTACTTACCGTTTCAAATTCACCATCAGATATTTTACCATCTTTATAAGATTTCTTTAATTTGTCTAATTCTTTTTCTGCATTTGTAACATCTGGTAAACTTTCATTTAAATCTAAATATAATGCAGACTTAACAGATTTAGTTTCACACATATCCTCAAATTCAATAGGTTCTTTACTAAATAATTTCTTGAATACATAAGGAACTTGGAATTGTGTACCTGTAGCAGTCCATTCGCCACTATGCTTAGTACAGTCTCCTGGAGAATAACCATATTCTTTTTCACAACTTTCTGCTGTAGCATATTTAGCAATATAAACTGCATCATTTACTAAACACATTCTTTCGTATGTAGCCTCATGTTCAAATGTATAACCATATTTCTCACCAAATTCCATAACAAATTTAATTATTTCATTATCTGCATTAGGTATCTTTATAGAATCTGTTTTAATATGTGCAACTGTATATCCACGTTTTTGAACCTCTTCTTTTAGATCTATCATAAATAACGCTCCACGTTTTGCTACAAGATTGTCTTTGTTTCTGACATCTCTAAATGGATTATCAAAATTAGCAGCTGTTAAACCGTATACAGAATTTATAGCAGTCTTTAATGCGTTAGCCAAAGATTTAGATGTCATTTCACCATCAATAACTTTTTGAATATATGGTGTTAATTTGCCACCTAACATCTTATTAACTTCATCCCAAGCTTCGTGCTTGATACTAACACGACCCTCAACAATTTCTCTGAATACTCTAGTGAATCTAGGTCCAAATACACATTCTGCTATACTACTATGTGGATGCATTGAAACTATATCGAGTAAAGCTACCCTATTATACATACCTGGTTCAGAATATACATGACCGCCTTCACCAACTTCTTCACCTTTATAAGTTGATACGCCATTCTTATATTGATATCCAGGAAAATATGGTAATAATGATTTCTCAGACCCATGTTTTTGAGACATCATGATAGGACAAGCTTCTTTTAAGAATTTAAGAACCTCGTCAGGTAATTCTTTAACAGGTTGAGATAGATTTCTATAACAGAATTCACTTTGTGGTTTCTTTTCATTACCAAATATGATTTTTGTTGTTAATGCGTTTGTAGTATCATTAACAGTCATTCCTGCTAAATCTGCTAGGATTTGTCTAGCTGTCCAATCAGGTTCAAGATGATCAAATACTGCTTCTGTAGCTATAACATCATTATCACAATATTCTGCAACTTTAGCCCATAATTCCTCTGGTACTGGCTCGTCCCAAGGTAATCCAAGTTCTTGATGATGTATACCTAATTCAATCTCAAATTTCTTTAATGATTTCTTATTTCCAGCAGAAGCAAAATCATATACATCAGTATAAGATAAATTATAAGCTTCTCCAAAAAAAGCATTCTTATCACCACTTACTATCCTTTGAGATAAATTATATAATTGATCGTTCGAATATCCTAATAATCTAGCATATATAATATGATTATCGTATCGTCTATTATTAAAACCTATTAAACGATATTTTATAAGTTCCTCGATATCCTCTGGTGAAGGGTTTATCATTCTTATAACTGGATTTTCTTTACCTTTTAATTTCCAATTAACAAGAAATAAATTTGGGAACACTTCAATATCATAAAATGCTATTTCTTTTTCTTTACTATCTACAGGTGTTGATACATCTTCAGATTTAAAATGCATTTTATTAACAAGTTTTAAACAATAATCAGCATGATTTGTACTATTCATTGCGAATGAAATAATATCATTTTTCATATTACTAACATCATATTTTAAACCCTGTTCATATGAATCCTCTAGCAACTTATATATAAAATCTACACTAGGTTTTGTTCCAGGATGTATTTCTTTATTTAAATTCCTTTCTATTAATTGTCGTAAACTTTTTTCACTCTTTATAGTATTATCACTTACCACTCGTTTGACCTCCTTAATAGGTAATCCTGAATTTATTGTAGAAATCGGTACGTTATTACATTTAGTTAATTTTCTTCTTAGTGAACTTTTACCAGTAAATACTTTTATTTCAATACTATCTGCGTATACTCTACTTAATTTAGTTACATCGCCAGTATAAATATAATGTAAGTGTATACCAGCACCACTTTTAGACAATTCAGCATATGTCTTAGGCCACTTACTAGCCTCTTCTAAATTTTTCTCATATGATTTATTACCATTTTCATCCTTTATATCAAAATCTATAACAATATGATTTTCTGGAATCTTTACATAATGAATCTTATGAGAATCCAAATCTTTTAATGTAGTAGTTACATCGTCCCATTTTTTATTTGGTGTTTCATTTGTATTGGCGTATTGTGCTAAACAATCACCACATTCTTTATCAAATATAGATTTCTGCTCCTTAAAATCTATAGTATATGAATTATTCTTTTCAACAGGTTTAGATTCTTTCTCATCAGAATCAAATATCTCTTTTCTAAACCCGCTATAATAACTTCTAACACGTTCGCCTTCGATATTAAATCTATCATTATATTCTTTAAAGTAGTTTTTTAATTCTTCTTTAAATGCTCTCTGTGAGAATGGATAACCTACTTTTGCCTCGTCACAATATGTTTTATACATTTCCCAAGCAGATTTCAAAGTAACTCCATCTTCTCTTTTGAATATATGATATGAGTCGAGTACAAAGTTATAGAAATCATTTGATGCACTCATCATTGATGTTGGAATATAGTGGTCATAAGCCCCAGGATTTTCTTTATAAACCTCCATACAATGATAAGCTATAGCACCTAATTCAAATTTTATCTGATTAGTTAAAGTTTTGTATTCTTTAGAGCTTACTTTATTACCAGTAGGATGTACATCTATTAAACGTCTTATTAAACCGGATTTACCGTCTGTAATCTTTACTGGTTTATTAGTACCCATAAATAAGAAACATTTAAACCTATTAGCATATGTTGATTTAAATTTTTCATTAACTGTCATCAATTCATGAGATACTAAACTATTCAATCTAGTGTTATCTTCAATTCTTGATAAATCACCATCGTGTTGGATAGCTACTAATGGATTTGTTTTAAAAGATTCTAATGCAAATGAATTGTTTGCAGAACCTAAAGCCTTGGCATCAAATACTGAATAATAACCTTCAAATAATTGTTGTATAATATTTAATATAGTAGATTTACCAGTACCTGCTGCCCCATACAATACTAAAAACTTTTGTATATTTTTAGAATCACCAGTAACTATAGCACCTATAGCCCATTCTAATTTTCTTCTTTCTTCTTGCGAATATAAAGTAGATATAAGTTTTTCATAAGCATCTATATTACCAGGTTCTAGTGGATATGATAATTTCTTACTAGCATAGTCTTCTTTCTTAACATCTGTGTTAGAGAATATAATATTTTCATCTAACATCTCGAAAGAATCACGCTTTTGTTTTTGACAATATTTATGCCAGGAGTCGATGGCTCCACTTGTAGAATCCCAAGTATACTTAGGAATAACAGTATACTCAGGATTTTCTTTCTTTGCTTTTTCTGCAACTCTATATATTTCACTATCAATTATAGCTAATGCGTCATCTTCGTTTGTAGACCATATTTTCTTATCTTCTAACCATACTGCATAAAAATCGCCACCTCGTATCATCAAATCAGTAGACTTTGGATATACTTTAAACTTAGGAACTATTTCTATAATATTATTTTTACAACTATGTTCAGATACGATTAAAAAATCAGCCATTCATATCACTCCTTTACTTAATATATTTTAAATCATATTAGCTAAATAACATTCTGCTTGAATCCATATTTCCAAATCTCTCTGATCTTCATATGAATCTCGGACATAAAATATATTACCTTTTCCATCGTGATCATAATCTCTGTTTAGAAATCTATCAATTATATCATTAGCTATATGTTCATCATAGTTATCATCAGTCATCATACTTAATCCTAGATTTTTCATCATTTCCCAGAACCATTGAGCAGTTCTGTCTCCATATCTAGGGTCGTCCATATACTCATATTCTATTTTTATAGCTAACGCGTACATCATTTCTAAGATATTACATGTGTTTACAATAGTATTAGTGGCTAATAAAGTATCAGGATTTGTTTCCATATCAAATCGATATCTCAAACCAATTCCATCTACACCTCTGTTCGCGTCCATTTTAATTGTATAGTAAAAATCTCTATTATATAATAAATTTAATATTTTATAATATGAAATATCATCGTGAGCTCTTTTAGAACATATATTATCGTATAACCAATTAAAATAACGTTCTTCTATGCTGTCGTTTCCCATTAACTACACCTCCTACTTATCTTCGGAATCTGTTAATTTAGTAAAGTCTTCAAATGATATTGTTTCTTTTATGATTTCATAATCTACTTTTTCATTATCATCTCTTACAAATATCGATGTGTCTATATTTTTCTTAGCATATAACTCTTTAATAATATCTTTTTCAAAATAATTAATATCGAATAAACAATTATCTTCGTCTAAAATAACTTTATCAGTGAATGCAGTTAACATCTTAGTAGTATATTCATCGTCATCACCGTATTCATCTGGTGTAATTATATATGGTGCTATTTGCTCATCTTCATCTTCCTCTTCTTCTTGACCCTTGTATTCTTTGACAATTTCAACATATTTGTCTTCATCATTGCCTATATCAATACCTGATACATATCCTCTACTTGGTATATCAGAAATAATCTGAATATCTTTATCACCATGAGAATATCCTACATCAATTTTATCAGCATTTTTTACTGATAAATCGAAATCCTCGATATATTTATTAATTTCATCGTTAGTGATTCTTTGATAGTCTTCTTCTAATATTACCATTTTTCTTTTAAAATATAGAGTAGCTGCTAAACCCCCAACAGCAGCACCTCCTAAAAATATTAATACATTTTTCATTTTATCCTCCTAAATTTTATCGTACATAACCCCGTCAACATTGAAGTCTAATAATATAGCTTTCTCTAGTCCGTTAACAAAGCGTCTCTTACTTTCATCTTTTCCATCATATATTCCAAAATCAACGTAACTATCAATTGTCTTATCTTCTGGATTATAAATCCAACCTACAAATTGACCATCTGGTGTTTTAGGGATACCTAATGATTCATATACATCATTTAAGAATAAATACCCTTGAGCTCTTAATCTATCATTAGCCCAATTTTGTTGTTTCTTTAAGAATAATAAATTGTAGTTAGGGTCTTTTCTATAATAATCACTTAATTCATCAAAGAATTTAGCATAAACACTTGGCGAATTATCGTCTATTTTTGTAACTGTTTCTTTTTTCTTTTTACCCTTTTCATCAGTAGTTTCAACTTCTTCTGTTTTGATACCTAAACGAAATTCATCGTCTGCATCCTTACCTAATTTATCTATAACATTTTTACGATACTTTTTATAACTATTTTCTAATACTGTATAAGCAGTCATTAAAGCTACATTACGTTTCTTAAGAATTGTATGACTACCTATTAAACATGAAATTGATATAGCTTCTAACGCAATTGCCGGAGCATATAATCTTATTAATTTTCCAGCAGTTATAGCATAAGCCTTAGTTAAATCTTTTTTAGCATCGTTTTCGTTATATACATCTTTTAATTCTTCATTATTTAAACTATTATTTATTTTTTCAATATTTTCTTTGTGTTCTTTAATTACAGTATCTACTTTTAAAGTTGCTTTACATGCAACTACAGTTCCTGCAACACTTGCTACAATACCAGTAGCTAATAATATTTCAGGACTATGTTTTTTTATTTTGAAGCTAGCTTTAGCAATTAAACGACTAGCTTTTTCTTTAATATTATCTTTCATTTTAATTCTCCTTTTCTTTTTTATTCTAATGGGATTGCTTTTGGTAATTTAATTATCCAACCATCCCTAGTTCTTAAGACTTCTGCAGTATTTATACTGTTCCATCCATAATAATTATCTGTGTAATTTCCTGTTACACCAGCCATATCCATTAAATCTGCAACTCTAACAAATCCGTATGAATTTATTACATCATACATTTGATTTAATACATTTTGAGCATCTTGTCTATTATTAAATACTATATCATCGTACGAAAACATAGGTGCTCTTTGAACGGGTCTAGGGGCTGGTGTTGCTCTTCTACTATCGTCACCATAATAACTTCTATAAGATACTCTATCAGCTGATGTACGAGTTCTATTACCTCTAGATTCTCCATATAATATAATATCAATACCGTTTGTAACGATATCAGATACCGCCTTTTTGAATGCTGGTATTAGTACATCAAAAAATACATAATCTTTTATATTTTTAGCATCTTCTGACACAAAATTTCCAGCAAATTTTTGTAAACCATTTTTCTTTTTAATATTAACTGGTTCTGATACAACTTTTCCAATATGTTTTTCTTCTTTAGATGCATGTGAATTTGATTTGTAATCGTTAATATCCATTTATTAATCCTCCTAATTCTTTAAAAATAAAAAGAAGAGTATTCGTAAATACTCCTCTATAGAGATATCCATAACTATTTAGTTTTAGATTTTTTATTATCTTCAACAACTTCTTCTTGAATATCTGCTTCTTGAACTCTTCTATCAATAAGTTTCTTAGTTACAAATGCTCCAACTGCAGCTACTCCAGCTACACCTAAACCAATTGCAATTCCTAAACCTTTGTTAGTTTTTGCTCCTTCAGCAACAATTTCATTCATTTTAGTATTTTCCATATAATATTCCTCCTAATCTTACTAAAATTTATGAGATCTCTCTCATTATATCGTATGTTTTTTACGCGAATTATCCCCATCTATCAAAATTATGAGTTGGCGATTTTTCATAGTCTAATACTATACATGGTTCAGTATCGTCTACTAAACAAGTTGACATATTTAATTTTATTATGCCGTTTGTAATATTCCATCCTATCAATCACCTTCTTTCAATGGATCTAATCCATACCCAGAATATAATTCATTTAATGATACATAATCTTGATGGTTTATTTTTTCATTAAGTTCGTTTATCACTTTATTTATAGTGTTCATGTCAGACCTAAAATACCTTCCAGATATTTCATCTCTAAATAAAGTATTACCACTAGATGTGACAATTATTGTATTATTCTTTGGCGGATCGTTTTTAATATCGTCTTCGTGTATTTTATCTCTTATTTTTTGCTCTTCTTTTTCACCAATAGTCTCAATAACTTTCTCCTTATATTTTAATAATGTTTTCTCAGATAATGCACAAGCTGCACCTAATGCTGCATTTCTCTTTAAATTTATGCTATTACCACCTATTATACAGCTAATTGAGATAATTTCTAAAGCTACTATTGGAGCATAATCTTTCCAGCATATTTTAATAATTTCTTTACTAGACAAACTAGATTCTCTTTCTTTTTCAATATCTTGAATTTTCATCGTAACTCTTGATGTTGTAGTCATAGTCCAAAATGTCGCTCCTACAGTTCCGACTATACCTACACCTGTTAAAATTTCAGGACCATGTTTTACCAAAGCCCTTTTAACATTATTAGTAATATCCTCAAATTTACCCATATTTCCTCCTAACTAAAAAGATAAAAGCAGATTATTTTCCGCTTTCATTCATTTTTTCTTCTACAAATTTCTTGATATTTTTCTCGTTTTCTTTTGTTGAAACAAATGCACTAATAATCATTCCAATTATTGATGCAATTACTCCTCCAATTTTTACGATTAATAATTTTTTATCTTTCATTTATATCTCTCCTTTCATTATATGGTATGATTTCAACGCGAAATAGGATTAGAAACAAACCAATCTAATTCTGGTTCCATTGTGAAAAATATCATGTTTACTTTCATACCATTTGATAATGTATCAGGTACAAGTTCTATTTGAACGTCCGGATAAGCTTGGACATCGTGATAATCATTACTATACCACACTAATTCATCACCTATAATAGTTGATTCATTACCCAAAATATGTGCCCATTGGTTTAACGTTACTCTACCTCTAGTATGTAATAATTCCAAAAATTCTGCTTCATATCGTAACATTTCATCCATAGTACATTCTACATATTGACCAGTTAACACATCATAAAATAAATTATCATTGTCGTCATAAACCATACCTTTTTCATTATATTTTTTTTCACATATTTTAACCTGTATTTTACTATCGGCATTCTCATATAGTTCATTTGCAGCATTTTTATACTCTATATAAGAATTTTGTAGTAGACAATAAGCTGATGCGAGAGTTGTTTTAGTCTTTTGATTGATATAATTAGCACCGAATATGCAACCGATTGTCGTACCGGCACTTAATATAGATGGAATATATTCTTTCCAATATAATTTAATAATATCTTTTTTAGTTAATAATTCTTTATCTTCCCTAGAATTATATAAATTATTAGCTTTTATTGTTGCCTTTATTGTTAATCCAGAAGTTACAATAACTCCTGCAGCACCTATTACCGATAAAATAACAGGTGAGTTTCTACTTATAAAATTTTCAAATTTACCCATATTTCCTCCTAACTAAAAAATTAAATAGGATGTTACTCCTATCTAAAAAATATCTTTTTGATTAAAAACGCTATAAATATTATACATACTATTACGTCTCCAAATATAATAATTGCTCCAGCTCCAATCAAGCTAGTTACAGCTACTACAGCTACAACCAATAGTATAATAATTAATAATAAAATTGCGAATAAAATCATTCATATCACCTCATTATATGAGATGTTTTCAACGCGAAAAAAGAAAAGAAGATTTATTAATCTTCAATTTCATCATCGTGTTTTCTGCAGAATATTGTTCCTACAATTGATAAAATTATACCAATAATTCCTCCTAGAATAACTCCTCCGAATACTTTTTTCATTTATATCTCTCCTTTCATTATAAGAGACGTTTTTAACGCGAAAAAGAAGAAGCCTAAGCTTCCAATTTGAGTTACTTCTTGAACATCTTAAGTACTACATCTGATACTATTCCTCGTCCAGCTGTGCTAGTTATTGTGGCACTCTCATCAAATCTCAATGTTCTTAAAAGTCCCCAAACACTTAATGTACTGGTTACTGTAAATGTACCCACAGTAATAATATTACGAATTTTGTCTCTTTTATTTTCGGAATTTATTTCCTCCATTTTAACTAATTCGTCTCTTATTGACTTACGGTCATTTAATAACGTTACATAAGCGTTATCGTCCTTATTAATACATTTTAATTTTTCTGATATGTCATTATAATCAGCAAGCAAGATTTCTTTAGTTCCTTTCATATAATCCTCCTTAAAAATATTTTTGAGTTTCCTCATTATAAGGTATGTTCATCACGCGAAATTACTGCATTGTGGTCTATAGTAAATATGGCTCTTTTTTTATACATTTTTTTTAATTCGTCTCTATCTGCAAATATGCTTATTAATTCTGAATAATGGTCTACATTTATTTTACCATACATTGTTTGACGTTTGTAGTTAACTATCATTATAACTATGCCAATAATTAAACCAATTACAAAAAACAAAAAATATAACATATACTCACCTCCTTTAAAAATAAAAAAGAAAAAGGAAAAGGCTATTTATTAGCTTTCTTTTCAATAAAGTCAGCTAAATAAGCACATCCATTTCCTAAAATTGTTCCAGCTACTAAAGCTACTATTAAATATAACATAAATTCATCTCTCCTTTTTCTCATTATATCATATGTTTTTTACGCGAAAAAATATAAAGGGTGTTTAACCCTCTACATTAATTTGACATATTCCTTTTTCGTCAGAATTCTTAAGTAATAATTCTTTTACGTCGTCGATTGCACTTCTTCTACCGTGTTTAATTCCAATACTATACATTATCATAAACCCAGAAGCTACAAGACACAATACTCCAACCTCCATTAATACATTACTTAATACATATCCGATTTCCATTTATATCTCTCCTCTCATTATAAGAGATGTTTCCAACGCGAAAAAAAGAAGAGCATAAGCTCTTACAATCCATTAACTATGAAATCAATATTCATGTTTATACCTTTTTCGATTAATTCCAACCATATTATTACACCATCTATTATTTTTTTATTATTGTAATCAGTTTCAACTATTATCATATAATAAATTAAACTCATTAATAATACTAATAATATTAATGGCATAAAAACCACAGTTAGCATAACCTCCAAACATAATCTAAATAACATTTGTAAACATTTTTTCATAATTTATATCACCTCATTATAAGAGACGTTTTCAACGCGAAAAATAAAAGGGTATGTTAATAATATAAAGAGAGTGATATATTTCTATACCACCCTCAATATTATCATTCAACTATCCAGACAAATTCAGCTTCCCTATCTCTAGGGTCAAAAGTATCATAAATTATACCATATTTAGAACAAGTTATATGACCATTCATAGTTATAAGAATAACATTCTTTCGAAATTCTTTTGATACTTCTCCAACTGTACCATAAATATCAGGAATTCGTTCGTATCGTGAATCTAAGAAGTCTATAATAAATTCCCTATTATCCATCATAGTACCATCTGCTTGTGCAGCATCGCTAAGATATTCATAAACATAATCCCAACTTCTATTAGTTGCACAAGAAATAGCTCTAACAGTACAGTCCTCTTCAAATCTGCCTAGGACATTTTTGTTTAAATATCGGTATCCCATAATTACATTTCAGATATTTCTCTTGCTGTTTCTTTAATCATTTCAGCTTCTTCTTGACTCTTAGCATTACGCATAAGATGTTTGAAGAAGTCTTTTGCTGATTCTAACATAGCATCAAGACTGTCTAATGTTTTTGAACTATCGTGTCCATATTTTTCACGTCCGTAAGAATAATCACCATATTGGTCTTGCATATCCATTAGATATTCTTCACCACGGTATTGACGTCCGTATCCGCTTGATTCCATGTATCGTCCTCTACTGTCTCTGCTTCGTCTTCCATAACCGTCGTTATAGCGACTTCCGCTACTGAAATTCATATATCTCATATTATCCATTTTCTCCTTCCAATAAAATTCGTTAACTATATCTTTGTGAATGTCTTCTAATTTATACAAATAGTCGACATTTTCTCTACTTATTGTCTGTTCTTGTATGCCTGCCATTATTTTTTCAAGGTCACAAGATATTGTTTCAAGTATGTTCTTTTCTTCTTTATTATCTTCTTGCATTGTTGTACTCCAAAATAACAAAGTTTGCGTTTAATAATGTTGGAGCTTGTGTTACAATGCCAGCAGCTGTAGGATCAGCTAAATTCGGTATAGAATCAACACTTCCAACACTTATTGTTGTATTTGTTCTTGGACATACTGAAATAACTTTATTAAAAGAAACATTGTAGATATCGTTTGCAGCAGTTATAGTAGCTATGCAAGTTGTTCCTGGTACTACTACACCGTCTTCATATAATGCGATAGCAACTGGTGTTCCGGCTGTAGCTCCACTAACATTTGCATTAAAGCTCACTTCAAATTTCTTTACATTATTATTGTTGCAAGGACATCCACCATTCCCTAATAATTGATATAAAGGGCTACCTACTTGATGACATAGCCATCCGCAGGGAGAAGCACTCTCACTACGCTCATCGACTTCGTCAAAGACAATTTTAGCAGTATTACTAGCTAAAGTAATAGGCGCTTCTTGTATTGATTGAATCATGTATCTTCGTCCTTTCTATTAAAATATAAAAAGAGGTAAAATTAATTACTTCTACATATTTTGGTTATATTATTGGATAAATCCGTTATAACCGTTGTTGCATCCACAACCACCATTGCATGTAAAGATTGGTGTTCTACCATACACTGGAGTTGTTGGAACAGGACAATTGTTCAATCTATTATATAATGCATCTACTTCATTTGCGAAACCTTGTGCAATATATGCATTTTGAGCATTTTGAGATGCTTGGAAATCTTTCATAGATATTTCTCGTTGTAGTTCTGCAATCTTCTCATTTTTAGAATCGATTTTGTCAGAGCACATTTGATCTAATATGCGTTGTACTGAAGCTGTTTGATTTGCTAATATATCTCTAACACCTTCGTTTAATGCTTGTCTATCAGCACAATTTTCACTGATTATTGTTGCTTTTAAATCAGCGATAGATTGTTTTGTATCACAGCAACATTGTTGTCTAGCCATTTCGTTAGCCATCATAGTATTATTTAGAGCGTATCCTGTGTTTGTTATAGCCATGACAGTATCGAACTTGTCATTGTTAATTGCTCCTAATAATTCTGTTGTTTGATTACATTGTGATACAGCTTGGTTGTTAAAACCTGTAGTAATAGCATTACCTAAATTTGTAATACCGCTAGTAATAGCTAATTGGTCGAAACCTCTTTGACAAGCGTTTCCACCTCCGTAACTATTTGTGTCGGAATTATTGATGTAAAGTGGTGTTGGGTATCCACTACCTCCATTTCCATTAAAGAATCCGCCGTTTCCGTTACGGCCAAAGCCCATGGCAAATATTAAGAATAATATGATTAACCATGCACCGTCTCCATTACCGAAGCCGTTATTATTTCCGTTATTTCCTGTTGCGGCTGCGATATCACTTAATGAGTATCCTTCCATTCTCATGTTGACTCCCTTCAAAAAATATATATTTTTCTTTGGAATCGCGAATTACATTAAAAACCAAATATTTTTTATTTGAAGTTATTCATGAAATTAGAAAACTCGCTATCATAATCCTTACCATTTTCTTTTAAATAATTTCTAGCAAAATTTTCTACTCCAGCGATATTACCTTGCTGAGCCATAGATATTAAATTTGCTACAATCGGATTAGAATTATTTTTTATCATATTCATTACAATTTGTTGTGGGTTCATCTTACCAAGCATACCCTTGATAAAGTCCATCATGTTGTTCAAAATTAATCACCCTTTTTCTTAAGTTGCTTTTTGATATCTTTTAGTTCGTCTTCAATATCATTCAAATGCAATCCTTTTAAAGCGTCTTTTAAATCATCATGAGTTATATATTCTGCATCGTTTCTAAGATTGTCTGATAATATATTTCTTAACTCTTCTTGAGTTACATATTTTAAATCTTCTTTTGTATCTTTCGATAATTTATAAATTTGTATTTTTGAAGTACCGTCTGTTTGTAATTGTTTAGAAACAATGGCAGACCCATCAGCTACTGGAAAATAACTGATAGATCCGTCCATAGGTATTTCAATATTTTTTACAATATCAATACTCTCAACTTGTTTACCTTGTAATATTTGAGGTTGTTGAAAAGTATTTATAGATTGTTGACCTAGTTGATTATCTGTTGGTTTAGTTGTTCCATAGGACTGAGGTCCGTATGAAGGTTGTATGTTATAATTGGGGTTATAGTATGGATTGTTATAATTAGGGTTGTAACCATTATACATACACATCAACTCCTTTCGTTGTTAAATTTCGTATAAAGGTCCGCAATCAATTCTAAATTCTACACCGTCGTTTTCAATTATTGCTACTCCATTTGGTGTAAATTTAGTAGGAGCTTCAACTGCTTTAACAGTAAATATTTTATCACACATAAATTTATCATTTACTTTAATAACAGCATCGTAGTCAGCTCTATCTTTATTTCTATCTAATTTAGCAATAAAGTCAAGAGGAACCCAATCGTTATCACCAACTGGACTTCCGTAGCATAATGCATGACATCCTAATGCCCCGTTCTTATATTTATTATTTGGTGTAAGTATTTCATCGACGTTGAATATACCGTTCAATACACATTTTGAACCAGCTTCAAGAACTTGGTCAATTGTAATAACAGATTCACCATTAAGTTTTCTTTGAACACTGTCTACAAATGTATTCCAATCGTATGGATTATTTCTTCTAACATCCCAAGGACAATCTTTTCCTGTCCAATTATTATGTTGGAATAAGTATTTTGAAGCATTTGTAATTCCTCTTCTTTTTAGAATGTCTGCACATAATTGAGCAGCATTTTCAGTAGCTCTAAAAATATCACCGTCTGCATTATCACAGATTTCGATGTTTATAGTCTTTCTATTACCATCACCGTTACCATCTCCAGCACACCAAGCTGTTTCATTTTCTGGTACACATCGTATAGCATAATTTTCATCTATTACATAATGCCAAGAAATGTATTTGTATTTCCATCCATTTCTTAATAGATTAGCGTGAGCCATAGCATCTGCGCCCTTACTCCAATTTGATGTATTATGGACAGTAATACCTCGGAATCCCCATAAAGGTCCTCCAGTTCTTCCATATCCATCCGTAGGGGCTAATCTTTCTATAACTTTCATATTATTCAGCCTCTTCTTCAGTTTTGTCTTCTTCAATGATGCCTCTGCCATCAATTTCTTCTGGGTCAAATCCAATGTCAACCATAGGGCATTCTTTTTCTAATTGTTCTATTTCTTCTTTAGTTAATGTAGTCATATTATTTTTCTCCTTCCTTAATTTTTCTTAAATTATGAACTACGTCATAAGTTCCACCTGCTAATAATCCACTAGCAGCTATTGATATTTTAAAATCTTTTGTTATTAAATATTCAATAGTTGCGATAATAACACCTATTAGCAAGTTTTGTATAGGTATTAATTCATTGCTGATTTTTGGGATTTTTTTAGTAACGTGTCCCATTATGATTTCAACAATAACTGTAACTAGAGCAACTAAATATTCAGTTGTCATTTAATCATCCTCCTTTAAGGTTTTAAGCCTATTTTCCATAGACAGTATGCAAGAATGACATAGAAAAGGTAATCTATGAGTTTATCCCATTTCATACCTTTCTTTTGTTCTTGATTATCTAATTTAGATTCTATTTTTTCTATTCTATCTTTCAAATCTTTTATATCTTCTTTATTTTGTCTTGATAAGGTTAATGCTACACTAGCGTCATCTTTTACTCTACCGTAATCTTTAATCATTTCTTTGATACTAGCTAGTTCAGTTAATACTTTTATTTCAAAATCTTTAGTCTCCATATTCTATCACCACCTTTATTCAAACACATCTTTTAAACTTCTAATAACTTCTGCATATATAATAAATGTCTTGTCAGTATTAGTTTGAGATATGTTAGTTTGTGTGTCATAAGAATATGTTTTTTTAATGTTGTTAAGTTGAGTAATAAGAGTAGTATCAGTTATTTGTGTGTCAGTTGGTGTTGCTAATTGATAGTAAACTGAAACATTATTATCTTCTAACCAGTCAGTATATTCTTGTTTAGTAGTGAAACCATCGATTTTAAATGTCATTTTTTTACCACTATTCCATCCGAATTCTCCACTTTGAATGTTTGTAGTTATACTTGTTGCATAATAATGATATTCAAAATGGCTAGAATAAGCACTCATTGTTGCTCCAATTGCTCTAATGTCATTTGGCATTTCATTTGTACTTTGTAAAACATTATTTGTTAATGTCCAATCTTCAGTACCATTTAATACTACTTTACCAATTTCACTATGTTTGTACCAATTACCATTACTTTCATATATGTAATCTTGATATGTTCCTATTTTACATAATTCCATACTACCTAAATTGATAGGGAATACTTGACTTTCAGTATTATCACTATTTGATATTGTTATTGTGTTGTTTCCACTTACTACATTTACTTGACTAGGTCTACTTGGACTTGGACTTGGTGTTACAAAGTTGTAATGTAAATCTATATAAGGTAGTAAATTACTTGTATCAGTGTTTATATTTGTTATAGGGTAGATAGTTGCATTATATAAAGCATTTAATTGATTTACTAGTGTTGTATCAGTTATTTCAGTTGTTGTTGGTGTAGCATAAGGGTAATATACTATTACATTATTTTGAGATAACCAAGTTTGGAATTGTTGTGTTGTCATTTCTTTTGTAGCATTGTAATAAAAACCAAATGAGTTATATGAAAATATTGCATTTGTAGGATATATACAATCTTGTAAATACCAAGCTTTGCTTCGACTACCACTTACAAATTTATTGCAGTAAAAAGGTGCATTTTCTTGTGTTGCATCAGTTGAATATATATTTGTACCAATATCTATTGAAAAACTATAATAACCAGTAGCGCTTGTTGCTTTTCTTGCTATTGGCTCAGTACCATTTAAAACAACCTTACCAATTGTTTTATATAAATACCATTTATTATTTTGTTTGTATATTCTGTCTTGATATGTACTTATTTTGCATAATTCCATATTACCTAGATTTATTGGATATGTTGTACTTTGAGTATCATCACCGTTTGTAATAGTTATATTTTGTGTTCCTGTTACTATATCAATGTTACTAGGTCTTTTAGGTGATGGCGAAGGTGTTACCACATTATAATGTAAATCTATATAAGGTAGTAGGTTAGTTGTATCAGTGTTTATATTTGTTATAGGGTAGATAGTTGCATTATATAAAGCATTTAATTGATTTACTAGTGTTGTATCAGTTATTTCAGTTGTTGAAGTCTGCTGAGGATAATATACATTAGTATTATGTGTTCCTAACCAAGTTGTCCAATTCCCTACACTTGTTTCACTAGAATTAAACATTATTGAATTTCCACCATCACGAATGGCAAATAATCCTGCCCTATTACTAGGGTATGATTTGGCATTTATAAAATAATTTGACAAAGCATCTATATAATTTGAAATAGAATGTATTATATTAGTATTAATATAATAATTACCTGATGTATCACTGCCTTTATACCACCCTGTTTCACTACCATTTAAAGTGATTTTACCAATATTTTTTTCTAAATACCACTTATCATTTCTCTTGTAGATTCTATCTTGATAAGTTGATATTTTGCATAATTCTATATTGCCTAAATTTACTTGATATGTTGTTCCTTGAAATGTTTCGTATGTTGTAGCTATGTTATTTTTTTCAACTTGAATTGTTCCAGCTATTTCTTGTAATGTTTTTGCTGGGTTTGTATCATTAGCTTTTATAAACATATATAAATATTTTGCATTAGGGCTTGTTGTCAAAGTTAATGAAGTAGCACTATTATAACCACTTCGTTGTCCTGCATAACTTAAAGCATAATCTCCAATAACAGCAATATCTTCAGTATCGAATATACAAAATCTATCATTACCAAATAGTTCAGTCTTTGATACAGTGTAAGTCGTATTAGGTTGACAAGGTATATAAATACAACCCCTACCTACGTTTGTTTCGGTTATTTTATTTGAATTTGATAAATAAATATTTTGGGTATTTATATTATTCTTATCTAATAAGTTTTTACCACATACTTTAACATTTTGTGTTCCTGTTACTACCTCTATATTTTGTGGATAACTTGGGTTAGGTATACTTGCTACACTATCGTAAATGAATGCTCCAGTCCCTTGATTAATGTAGAACACATTGTTTACCAAATCATATAGACCAATTTCATTATCACTATTTCGATAGCAAGGTATAAAATCTCTTACTAATGTTCCATTATAATACATTTTACAAGCCCATAATTTGAATGTTCCTTTATATTGTGTAGCATTTGAATTTCTACCAAACAACCAAAAATTAAGTTCTACATTATCAATATTTGTTGGTATTGTTGTAGTAGTTGTATTATCTAAAACTACTTTCCCTTCTGGTACATTTAAGTCCCATAAATGTCTATCTGTGCTTGCTGAGTTTATTATACCGTAATTTGCATCATTTACCCAAAATGCTATTGAATTTGAACCACTTAAAAGGTGATATCTTTTATTAGGTGTACCTATATTTATTGCACCCATTGTTTGATTAGCATTTGTTGGGTTAATAAAAGAAATATCTAAAATAGTTCTTAATTTAGTATCTGCATTTATTCCAGTATCAATATATTGACCACCTGTACTTCGAATATAATCAACTTGAGTGTATTCACTTGGTAATATTGCATTTGCTTGATAAGTATTACCACTTATTTCAATAGTATTTTCTTTATTAGTGTTTACATCACTTACATATATGCTTGTGTTTGATACACTTGTTCCTTGTTCTTCTGAAATTGTTTCTTGATAAGTATTACCACTCATTTCAATAGTATTTTCTTTATCAGTGTTTACATCACTTATATATATACTAGTATTTGATACACTTGTTCCTTGATCTTCAGGAATTACTACTTGACTTGTATTTCCTTTTAGGTCTATTTCTCTAAATTTTACTTTTGCGGTATTATTTAACTCTATTGTTGTATCTTCATCACTGACCGTTGGAAAAGCATTATACAACATTTCTAATTCAGCAAGTTGTTCATTTTGAATCTCTTGTTCATCTTTAATGTCAGAGATGTCATTTTCATTAGTTGTTATTTGTGTTTTTTCTTCTGCCGTAACAAATTTATTAGTGTTATTAGTATCATCAACTAAATCACTAGCTAATTTATTATTTTCAGTTATTTCAGATTGTAAACCACTTACTAAATCAGCTACACTAAATCTTACTTCTTGCCCATTTTTTAATGTTAATACTATTTCTTTTGTTGCACTATCATAAGCTGCGCCTACTACCATTGTTTCAAGTGGTAGGTCTATTGACTGCGTACTTAAAACTTGATTATTTCTTGTTTTTAATACAGCTGTCATTATATAAGTTAATGGGTCTATTGTTAAAGTAAGGTTTGAACCTGTCTCAGTTACTAATGAAAATCTAGTATCAGCTGCTGTTTTATTATAATAATGTGATAATCCATTAGTATCATTTGTAATAAAACCACTATCGTTTATCAAATCATTAGTTGTAGTTGGTACAGATATATTAACATTTTTATTAGCATCAATAGGAAGATTAACTCCGTTTTTAGATATACTTCCTACTTTATTAGTCCATGATGTTTTATCAGAAGATGTTACAAATTTATGTGAGGATTCAGTATCATCAACTAAATCACTAGCTAATTTATTATTTTCAGTTATTTCAGATTGTAAACCACTTATTAAATCGCCTAATGGTATTTCTATAGTATTACCGTTTTCAAGAGTTAATATAATTTTTTTAGTTTCTGTATCATATGTACCACTAACTACAACACTTTCTAATGGTAAATCTATAACGTTGGATTCTGATAATAATATATTATTTTTATCGTAAATCATTGCTTTAACTTGATATGTTTGATTGTTTATATCAAGTTTTATTTTATTAGCAGTTTCATCTATTGTTGAATATATAGTTAAATCTGGTTTATTTACTAATTCATTATAATCTGTAGTACCTTTATCACCTTTAGGAATACCAAAGTTAAATATTGGATTTCTTTCAGTACCAACATTTTCTACAGTTGCTTGAGAACCTTCTGGTAAAGTTGTAGTGCTACCAATTTCTATTGTAGGTAGATTATTATCTATATAATCTATTAATTCTGGTTTAGCATTGGCTATTAAAGTCTGCATAGATTGATAATATTGTTCAAACTCATCTGGAGTGGGTTGTGTTGGACTTATGCTATTTTCTATATAACTACCTTTATTAACATAGAAATGAGTTGGTTCTGGAGAATATCTTAATTTTAATTCATTATCTTCTAATTCATAAGCATAAACTCCAAATGTATAAGTCCCTGGATTCTTTAATATATCATATGGTATATTGCATTCATCATTTGCGATAACCATTTCGTAAACAGTTCCATCATTTCCAACAAACAAAGCTTTCTTAACATAATTATCTATATATTCTTCAGAGAAATCGAAGTAAAACTTATTGATATTATATTCTCCGGAGTTTAATATTACGTCATTTTGAATCTCACATATATTAGCTGTTACTTTTACTCTCATTTAATCACCTCCTCTATTTATATCCTAATATTTTCATAGGTATACATGTATTATTTTGTGTTTCTGTAGTCCAACTTTGATCGTTACACCATCTACCAACAGCATCATGTATTAAAAGATGAGTTGAATCTGTAAATACAACAGCTCTCATCGCAATATATACATAATTTTGATTTACAAATAATGCTTGTAGCATTGTTGATTTATTTTTTTCAACTTTACAGCATAACTCTCCTCTAAAATTGGTATCATTATAATTTATATAATATATTTCTAAAAAAGAATAATCGTCAGACGATAAAGCTATTGTTTGTCGCGCAAACGTTGAATAAGAATCATTGGTCCATAAAACAACAGGTGCTAAATCATCAATTCTTTCATTTGTATCTACGATATCAGAATTTATTTCATCGATAGCATCATTTACCGCTTTAACACTTGGCGCATTTGTTTCTGAATCACTTGTTAAATCTTGTAATATTATTCTACCACAATCTAATAATTTTGTTTCTGTTTCACTATAATAATATAAATTAAAATTACTCATATCCAAATATAAGTGGATAGTATCTGGTGCATCACCAACACTACTCCAAGTATCAGTACCAGTAGCTGTATATATTAAATTTGTTAATGTGTTATAATATAAATCTCCTTCAGAACATTCTTCAGGTTCTGTGTCGGTTACTATTAACAATTTTACTAATCCTATTTTATCGTCAACTACTATTTCTATATTATCTTGCATTGCATTAAGATTAGTAGCATCAATAGGCGTTTGAGTACTAGGTAAATCTTGAAAAGGTATTTTATTCATATATTCACACTCCTTTATCCATATTCATATAACCGAATATATTTAATGTTAATCGTCCAGCTCCGCTATACACATTTCCATATGGTTTATCAGCTGGTGTAGCCATAGATGTTTTTACAAATAATTGTCCACGTCCTACTGTTTCTATATTTTCTAAATCTACTGGCACTTCAATTGTATCTATATGTCCTGCTTCACTATTTTCAGGTGTATAAGTAAGTTTCTTTCTCTTTGGGTCCAATCCTTTGACGATTTCAGTACCGCTATATTCCGAATAACTACCCATTAAATCACTGTCCATAACATAAAATAATGAAAAAGTATTATTCTTATCGCCTTTGTACAATTTTAAATCTTGACATTTGCCTATTATATCGGAACCATTTAAACCGGAATGAACCGGAGTCGTCTGTAGTACTAAATAAGCGCTAGTTGGTGTAAAATTATCTGGTATATAATAATCAACTGCTAAAGATTTCTTAATCAATACGGATGGTCCACTACCCATAGTTGTTGTAAAACCTATAGTATCCCATCCAGAGAAAACACCACCACTAGTATATTGTAAATTTGTGAATAATCCTTGACCACCGATTACTTTTTTACCTTCCCCTAAATATATGTCTCCCATAAATTTACCATTATTAGCTTCTATAGATCCGTCCGGTAGTATTTTAAAATTACCATTAGCCGTAACAGTACCTTCTAATAATATTTGACCCGGTATCAGATTTATTTTAGATATGATATTTTTACTAGAAGTGGCATCCATAACATTATTATTAACACTTAATTCTATTTCGCTAGCCGTTTGTTTAATTTTACTAGTTAAATCTAATTGTGTCGCAAACATGTCTGTGAATTCATTACTTATAGCATAAGTTATGTCCATTGATGAATTATATGGTGAACAACTTAATGTATTGTTACCTTTGTGTAATGGTATAGCTAATAAACCACAATCTATAACTTCCTCATTTTGAAGTATGTATTGTTGTCCATCAGAATCTAAACCTATACGTCTAGTAAGAGTTGCTTCACCTAAATTATTTAAATCAAATTCATCATATACATTTCCTACTTTACCTAAATAATCAAATGGTAAACGTATTTTATCTTGTTTTTGTATATTATTAACTGTGTAATTTACAGTAATATGTGGATAACCAGATGGATATAATGTACTGCTAGGATATACACTTCTTCCAGGAAATGTAGGTATCATTTCCCCAGTTAAATGTAAAGTTTGTAATGGTCCCTCTGCACAATTAGATAAAGTTACTGAATTTGTACCAGATGTAGACCTAATTAAATCTATAAATCTATCAGCATTTATGTCTAATTTCCAAGTATCATCATTTGTATCAAGGTAATATTTTATATAATTGTTATTATCACCTATAGCTAACTGACCTGTTGAATCCATAAATATTCCTCTAGAATTAGCAGATACAGAATTTTTAACACCTGAATAAATAGAGTTAGCAGTTATATGAAATCCACCAATAGTTGCTCCGAAAGCTACTAAATCTGTAACATTTACTTTATCTGCTGTTATAGTATGAGCAGTTATAACGCTACCATTTATACTATTATATTGGGTTTGCTCAGATGTTACTGATTCACCATCTGTATTAAGTTTATAATATAATCCGTCAGAACCTAATACAACTAATTTATCAGCTTTAATAGTATTACCCTCTATTAAATCACCTTTAATAGTAACACCAACTAATTCACCTGTTATATGACCAGACTGAACCACTAGATCATTTATTATACCTGAATCAGCAAATATCTTTTCAACAGCGGCTGTACCTATGTTAGCAAAATCTATTTGTGCATAATCGGTTTCTAAAGTATTTGTTTTTAAATCGTTTACAACAATAGAACTCAAACCAGTTAACACTCCATCTTGAATAGTAAAACCAGTATTTAAAATTCGTATATCAGAGTCGAATACTTCCAAAGTATTACCCTGTGCATTGATAACATTACCTTGAGCATTTACTGTATTGTCAATAAGACTCATATTATTATTAATAGCTGTTATGCTATTATTTTGCGAAACAATTGTATCATTCAAAGAAGATATTTGACTTCCTTGTACTGATATTGAACTATTTATTGATGTTATATCAGAATTTATAGAGCGTATTTCAGAATCATGAACCTGTATTTTGTTATTCTGCGCATCAATAACATTATTATATGAATTTATTATATTATTCTGTTCTTGTATCGAGTTATTTATTTGAATAATAGAATTTCCTTGCTGAGTTATTGAATTATCCAATTGTCTAATACTATTGCCATTTTGATCAACTGTTTGTGATAGGTCTGTAACAGTGGCTGTTCTAGCCATTGGTGAGGAAATGTTATCAGTAACAGTAGCAGTATGGTCTTTTATAAGAACTTCTACACGTTCATCATTCTTTATTTCAACAGTAGTAGAAACAGGAGTCAATATGTCAGAACCGTCAAGTTGAACATATTCTGTATTATTTACTATTTTTACAGTACCTTTTAATGTTGTTTCTTTTTTAGGTTCTTTAGGTGTTGCTAATTTAGCAAATTGTTTTATTAAAGAACTCGATAATGCCATATTGACACCTCCTATTTCCAAAGTTTTTTAGTAAATGTAACAGTAGTACTTACTGTACATTCTTTATCACATCTTATAGATTGTGAAATTATTTTAGCTTTTATATTATTTAATTCTGCTTTTTTATAGTTCAATCGTACGCAATCTCCTAATCGTAATGGGTAATATCCATGAGAAATATTCGCCGTATATTCGACAGACGATAGAGATGATAATAATTGTTCAGCATATTCATCAACTTGTGCTCTTGTTGGTATACCATGTAAATCAGGATTCGTTACTCTATGAGTTATTTTACGACCTCTATTCTGTATAGACGTTGGACTATTAGGGTCTTCGTTCTTAACTATAGAAGTATATATCTCATTATTAATAGTTGTAATTACTTCGACTACATTAGGTATTCCAAATATATCATGTTTTAGTGATACATCTGGTAATAATATAGAGTTATCGTCGTCATTAAAAGTATACACCGGTTGTAAAGACTCAAACTTTTGTATAGGTGAGAATAAAATTTGACCCAATTCGTCTAAACCAAATTTATATTTAGCCTGGGATATCAAATCTGATGTAAAATCTAGATAAGTATCTTCTGTATTAGCTACGAAATTCTCAGTTAAAGTTTTATCTGAACTTGTCTTGACAACCGGTGCTCTACAATTATCTCTTACTATTTGGTAAGCGTTTTCCATTATATCTTCGTTTTTTAATAAAGTATAACCCAAAGGAACTGGATTTTCTTTTAGTTCAATTAATGGTGAATAAGCAGTCATTGATACTGTTTTTATTTTACCATCAAAGTTAGAAGACGGAGTTTGAACCAAGAAGGTTCCTAAGGGTAATTTTAAAGTTTCTGTACCTTGAGTTACTATCATATAAATTCTTATATAACATTCACCAAGAGTATTTACTATTTCTATATTAGCCGTTTCTATTGTGGCTGATTCGTAATCTCTATTTATATCTGAAGAAATTATTCCTTCAATAAGTCGTTTATCTTTCCAAGTGTTTGGGTCTACCTCATAATATTCAAATTTTCGGACCATACCTTTAGTCCAATCTATCATATTAGATTCCTCCTTCAACTCTTGTTACATTCATTGTTACTGGTATTATTAAACTATCATAATTAATATTATAATTTACACTGATATTAGCCCAGTAACCAGTACCAGATGGTTCTCGAACATATACATCACCTGTCCATTTTGATAATCGTCTTATAGCATATAATGTTTCTTTATCATCCTTTGGTATTGCAGTTGTCCAAGTAGATGATTCACCTAATTGTGTACCATAATAACTAACTGGATGCGACCTACCAACATATTCTACAAGACTCATGTCTATTGAATTATTATCGCTTATAGTTATATTATAAGGTAATCTTAAAAGAGAACCAGACCATGGTTTCTCAACAGCGGCATCTTCACCACTCTCATCGAAATTAATCCACTTTTCAGCCCATTGAATTATTATAGCAAATTCTCCAAACTTAACAGGTTCTATATCAGCATATGACATAGCGCCAGTTTCAGATTCTTTAGCTACAATTCTATAGCGAGCATAATCTAATGTTGGATGAGGGTCTGTTATATATAAACCTTCTTGATTATTTATATCCTTTGCTATCTCTGTAAAGCTTCCATCATAATTTATTCGATATACAGACATTAAACAATCTGTAACTAATTCTTCAATTATTTCACCATCTATATTAGAAAATTCGTAACATAAAGGATTGATAGTTGCTTCATATGTTTCAGTATTTAGGTTTATAATGGCTCTAACATCGTAATATTTTTCATCAAAGAAAGCGGAGAATGTTTTACTATTAGAACCATTTAAACCTGAGTTCATTGCAACTGTACAATTTATTGTATAACTTATTCCTGATTGTAAGTCGATATTACCTGGGGTAAATTCTAAAAGGAAACGCCAGGCATTCGAAGTAGGGTCGTATGTTTTAGCATATATTATATCACCAGCGTTTATAACTTTTTGATTACCGGTATTGTCTAGTGTAATATAACCTTCGTTAGCTACAACTTCTACGTAATAACTTATAGGAGTTTGTGCTGGTGGAGTTGCTAACACTGATAAATAAAAAGGAAAACTAGATACTTCATCAATTGATTCATCAGCATTATTCTTTAAATCCAATGTAACAGTTGGTTGTGCATAGAAATTTATTTCTCTTTCAGTAGAATATTCACTATATTCACTTGTTACTCCAGCTGTTTGAACTCTCCATTTAATTTTAAACCCTTGTTGTATGAATGTCCATTCAGGGTCTGTACTGTCAATTGTATATGAACTTGTACGATTATTTGCTTCATTTTCGACTATTTGATGGTGTATTACTTTTTCAATAACCATAGGAACTGACGATGGGTCTGTTGTATCTATTGCTTCCATATGAAGTCTAGCTACAGTTTCCACAGAACCATCAGTAGAGTTGTGTGTCCAGTATAAATTTACACTGTTTCCGATTATGACAGAAGTTATAGTAGTCCAAGTAGTAGGAGCAGCAGGTCTTGTACCTATATTAGTAGACCTAATATCCGTCCATTTTGATTGTCCTTTTTCATTAACTGCATTCACACGGAAAAAGTATTCATGACCTAATTCTATATCAGTCAATAATGTATGTTCACCACTACTTTTATCAACAGTTACTGATGTTACTCCAGAACCACTGTCAAAATATTCAGGATTTGTAGTGTACTCTATTGTGTAACTATCAGCTGTATCAACTGGTGACCATTCAATATATATACCGTATGTTCTAGTACCTTGTTCGACTATTGCTTTTGATTCTAGGTTTGTTATTTCTTCTGGCGCTACAGGAGTGGATTTTTGATTTGTTGTAAAATTAGTCCATCCACCATATATATTACCTCTTATGGCTCTACATCTTATTCTGTATGTATGTCCAGGGTCTACATCACAAGTATATGATAAAGATAATGTCTCAAAATTTATAGGAACTATAGGTGAATTAAATTTAATAGTATCGTCTTGATATATAGCGATTTCTATATCAGTTCCATTGATATGCTCGTCTATATTATCCATTGTGACTGTTAATTTATTATACGCGTCTATTTCAAAATATGGATCTGGTGGTAATAATGGTGGATTATTTCTAAAGTCATATTCCAAATAACCCCAATCAGTATTAGGTAAAGGGTTTCCATCGTTATCAACAGGTCTTACACTGAATCTACATACATTCCATCCTTCTGTAGAATCTAATGTAAATACAGAAGCTTTATTGTTGACTGATGTGTTGTAATTAGTATTCTGTTCTTTTATCCATAAATGACCTGCGTTATCCCATTGTTCCCATCTGTACCAATAATGATTAGAATAATCATAAGCCCAAATAGCTTCCATAGTTCTATCAGAACCTGCTTGTAATTTAAGCCATTCTATTCTTGGTCTATCTGGCGATGGAGCTGAAGGGGAAGCATTCGGATTGCTCCCTCCCCCATATCCAGGTGTAATACCAGGAAGTGCTAATAATTGATTTGGATAAATTATACCACTGCTTTGTGGAATCCCGTTAGCATCTGCTATTTCTCTCCATCTGTATGGATTATTATAGACTGATTGAGCTATATCCCAAAGACAGTCTCCGGCATATACATGCCATCTATTATTTTCTAAACCCATATATTACACTCTCCCTTCAATTTCTATTGCTTTAATTAAATCGCTAACTGCTTGTGCAATAGGTGTACCATCGTTATATGAAATACCTCCGAAATTATATGTATTACCAGGTGTTTGTTCAGACATTGATGTTTTAAGTTTATCAATAGCGCTAACAATGTCACTATTAGTTGCCGCATTTTGATTTTGTAATTTCAATCCAGAACTTATAGCATTAATATTAGCACCTATACCGATGTTTTGTCCATCAAATATAGAACCTATTCTAGTAGCGCCAGATTCTATATTACTTAAATCTAGAACTGGTGTTATAGTAGGACTCATATCTGATTCAGAATTTATAATATCAGTTATTTTTCCTAATGCATCTGACATTCCTAATTTAGCAGTTTCGCCAACATCATTGGATGCACTATATACATTTCTAGCATATTCAATTATACCGTTTACTAAACCTAAATCAAAGAATTTACCCATTTCATGAGTTGCTTTAGAAGGTGATTTTTCCTTTAATGCATCTTTAGCGGCTTGTAATGCTCCTTTACCTAGTTCAGTACTGGCATTTATTACTAAATATTGGTTATCAGCTATTCCGTTTGCTAAACCTCTAACAAAGTTTTCACCTAATTTATTAGCTGAATCCTTCCCCATTTTAGCCTTTACACCTTCTATAGCTGATTTAGCCATTGCTTTAGAAGCATTATTTAATTTAGTTTTAGTATCTTGATTTTCAAAACTAGATAATAAACCCTTAATGCCTTTATCACCTAAATCTTTTAAGGCTGTAGATAATCCAGTTATAGATTTTACATCAACTGTTTCGAAACTTTTAACAAATTTAACCACATCAGTTACATTTCCTAACGCTGCTAAAATAGTAGAACTATCTATCACTGCTATACTATTCATGAAATCTGCTATAGATGATCCTAAACTTTTTAAATTTATAGATTGAGATATGATTTCTTTTAGTCCTTTTCCTTTTAAAGATTTTAACAAATTAATAACACTATTTATAATAGTAGATACAGTTGTTATTCTTTCATCCTCTATATCACCAAAACCAGTTACAAATCCGGCAATACCTACTGCTAATTCTGGTAAACTTCTGCCAAATGATGTAAAATCATTTTCTCCAACTAATTTACTTAGTAATCCTCCAGCATTAGGTATGTCTTGCGCTACTTTTGTAAGTTGTTTTATAACTGAACAAGCTACTTTAACACCGCCAACACTATCTTCTGTTATGCCATTTTGATCAAGTATGTGTATAAAAGACGCTAATCCGTTTGCTACAGATGGTAAATTTACAGAAAATGAATACATATCATTATCGCCAACTAATGCACTTAGTAATCCGCCAGCGTTAGGTATCTCTTGTGATACTTTGGCTAATCGTTTTATAGCTTCACATGCAACTTTAACAGGAGCAAGGCTATCTTTTGTTATGCTTGCTTGGTTTAGGTTATCGATAAATCCTACTAATCCACTGGCTACAACTGGTAATGTTGATGCAAATTCATCTGGGTCATTGTTGCCTAATAGAGCTCCAGCAATACCTCCTGAATTTGGTATAGTTGCAGCTGCTTCTGAAATTAACTTTAATGCTTCACAAGCTACTTTAACTTTTTCAACATCTTTTATAGGTTTTATATTTTTATTAAAATTTGCCAACCCGGTACCCAATTGTGCTAAATTAGTGCCAAACTCTTCGAATGATGTTTTACTAAATATAGATATTGAATCTATAAATTTAGCACTAGTTAATGCTAATATCGCTTTTGATAGATTTAACATAGAAGTTGCTACTTCTGGTTTTATATTAGCAGCACCTTTTATAAATGGATCAATAGATATCATAAATAATGATAATTCTAATCCGAATTTCGTAAGACTTGTTTTACCAGACATGAGTGACATTATTCCAGAAACTAGCTCAGCTGCTGATAAAATTAATATAGATGCAGATAATGTTCCTATTCTTTTTATAAGATCACCGTCTATCATTTTAGAACCAGCGAAGAATGGAGTTAGTGATGTCATAAATAATGATAATGATTGTCCTAAAGCTGGTAATAAAGTTAATAATTCTTTTCCGAAACCAGCAACTATACTACCTGCAAAAGCTCCTATAGCAGTACCGATGGCTGTTAATATAGGTATTCCTGATTCTAAGAATTTTGCTGCATTTGGGAATAATTTATTCAATCCTCCAAAAGCTAACAATAATACTCCAAATGCACCTATCAAAGCTATTAAAGAACCAATTCCAACTAATGCTGCTGGACCAGCTAATCCTATTAAAGCTAAGGCACCTAATACAGCAGTCATACTTAATAACATTATGGACACTGAGGTAACCATTTTTATAGATTTGTCGGGGTCTAATTTTACTAACGCTGATATTATAAGTACTAACAATGGCAATACTGTAGAAGACATTATTACTAATAAAGCTATTCCAGCATATGCATTTTTACCGCCTAATTTAGAAACTAAAGTCATAGCTGCTAAAGTACCAGATAAAGCTATTAGTAACATAGATAATGAACTTGCTGATGCTAATGCTCTTTCTGGATCTAATTTAGATAATGAATGTATTAATATTGTCATTATAGCTAAAGTACCCATTAACACTAATGATACTGCTGCTAATGACTTTATATCTTTACTATTCATTTTCTTAGATGATTGTATTAACAATGATAACGATAATATTATAGCGGTTACAGCAGACGTAGCTGCTAATAGATTTTGTGGTTTTATTAAACTTAATACTATAACAAAACCTAATAATACGGACATTGCTGCTATTAAACTAGTTAATGTCTTAGTAGCATTGTGTGATTTTGAAGTTGCTGCTATAAGACCTGAGAATAACACCGCTATTACTGCTATTACTGTTGTACCTTTAACCAAATCTTTTGTTTCCATAGTTGATAATATATACATTATAGCAGCTAATATAGCTATTGCACCAGCAACTTCTAGTAACATAACACCTGCTTTTTTAGCATTTTTTCCAGCAAAATGAGATATACCAATTAACATTGATACTATTACTCCCATCGCTGCCATTGCTATAGCACCTCTAGTTAAGCCTTCTTTTGGTATTGTGGATAGTAATTTTATAGATGCTACTATTCCAAGCATAGCTAAACTGAAGCCACCTATTAATAAAGCAGCCTTGTTTGCATTTTTTCCGGATTTAGATGAGAATGCCATTAATATTCCCATCATTCCCACGACACTAGCTACTACTAGTTCGCCTTTAACAACGTCTCTTGGTTTCATCATTGATGCTATTTTTATAACACCTAATAATAACATCATAGAACCAGTTAATGATAATATAAGCCAAGCGGCTTTATCAGCATTTTTTCCAGCGAATCTAGATAATGCTATAAATGCAGCGAATATGCCACCTGCTAAACTTAGTGAACCAATGGCTTTGTTAACTTCGTCTTTTGTTATCTTAGATGCTAATTTTATAACTAATAGCATCAACAATAAAGATACTGATATTTTCTTAAGTGACTTTGTTACACTTACTAATTGATCTCCAGTTATATTGAGCAACTTAGTTAATCCGCCAATAGCTCCTAATAATACAGTCATAGCCACTATAACAGTTACTAATCCGTTAATTGCGTTTAATAACGAATATGTATCTATTCCAGATAACTTCTTTAGAGCTATAGTCATTGCCAATAAAGCTAACGATAAACCAATAATAGGTCCAATATTAAAAGTCGCTTTTTTAGCTTTTGCATTGATGCTTCCGCCAGCTGTTCCACCTGCACCTGCTAATTTATCAACTACAACAAATAATGCAGTTAATACGGTAAGCATTACGCCACATACTATAACAGCGGATGTTAATCTATCTGGTTCGATTTTAGATATTATATACATAGAAGCAGCAATCATTAATAAACTTAATGCTATACCTTTTATAACACCTTTTATAGCTTCTAATTTCTTAGCAGTTCCCAAATCAACAAGGAAATTCTGTACTCCGGTACCTACCTGTTTCATCATATCACCAAAAGATTTCAATGGTGATACTACTGAATTAACTATTCCTACTATTTTATCTGCTGTATCGTTCATTCTTTTTGCTAGATACATCAAACCGCCAGCTAATCCAACAGCGAACATTTTTCTATAATCAACACTACTTAATATTTCTGACACATTACTGAAAGAATTGATTATATTATTTTTCATTGTTTTTCCGAAATTTAATATATTATTCCAGATTGTAGTTTCGACTTTTTGAAGTGGTTTCATTTGCGAAGCCATACCTAATAATAAACCAAGTATTATAAACTTACCTATTTTGAAGAATTCTTTAGAAGGTGAATGAATATCAAGTACTTTACATACTGTTTCTATTAAACTAGCTGCAAAACCACCCATAAAACTTGTAACTTTAGATGTTCCGCTAACTAATCCATTTAGCAATCCACTTATTATATACATTGGTATATTCTTTGTTTTAGCTAATCCGTTTATCCATCCGCTTAAACCACCAAATAAATTACCAAATACTCTTCTTATTATACCGTCTGAACTGGTTAATTGTTTAACGAAGTTAGATAAACTTACTTTTAAATAGTCTAATATTTTCTTTATATTACCAAGTACTTTTTGTACTGTTTCATTTGTTGTTATGAATTCTTTAGTTCTTTTAACAACATTTACAATAGCTGGTATAATGGTCTCTGTAACTCTTTTAAAAGTTACATGCTCTTTTATCCATTTTCTAGCAGCATTAGTAGCTTCATATAAAATATTACCCCAATGACCTAATACTTCTAGGAATGTTGCACTAGGATCTATGATTAAACCTAATGCAGTGCCGAGTCCTTTTAATACTATAGTTAAAACACTTTTTATAGAATCTGATACTAAACCAATTACTCCGAATAAACCTTTAAATATACTTACTAAATGCTCGGCATTAGATACAACGCCATCATGATCATTTATTTCTCCTAAATAATCTTTTAATATTCTTGTTAATTTATAAAAACCAGTTGTAAGATTAAATAACACAGTACCAGCCTCTTTTGGAGGAAATACTTCAACCCATGCTTTACCTATTGCATGGAATATTGTTATAATAGTTTTTCCTATATTTCCAAAAGACTCCATTAATAGCCAACGACCGTTTATATCATCCATATTATGAAGTAATTCTTTAACAGGCATTGCTAGTCTTTTTGATAATTTAACAATTTGATTAATAGCATCTTGTTGCTTTTCGGATAATCCGTTATATTCTTCTAAAAATATAAGTTCATCTTGATTTAGTTCTTTTCCTTCTTCTCGCTTCTTGACCGCTTCTGCTATATTAGCTATCCAATCTTTAGTAGATTCATTTAATTTATCAGTCGCATCCGCTACAGATTCTGTAGATTCAACATAACTAGTTTCTCTTCGTAAACTAAAACCCAATCTCTCATTAACGAGATTTTGTGCATGTGCCCAATCATAACCAGCTTCTGATAGCTTATCCCATCTAGCTTGACCGTTACCCCATATACCATTAATTATTTCATCTACAACATTAGCATAATCAGCAACTGTTTTTACAGCATCTTTTAAACCTTCAGTAGATTCTTTAACAGAAGAAAATGCTTCTGACATGGCGTCAAACGTTTTAGTAAATGTTTTGCCTAAGAAACTATTTAAATATTTATTTCTTATAGTAGCGACACTGTCTATTACGGCACCTAATGCATTACTAGCTCCAGTCCATAATTTTTTAGCCTGGTTAAAATCACCGAATATTATTTGAAAAGATTGTGCCCAACCAGATTGAACTGCTTCTGTTAACGTATCAATTAGCATCGAAAAAGTTTTTACATCTTGAGCCGCTGCCTTGGCTTTTTGTCCTACTATTGTTTCTTCTGATGAATATTTTTTTAAAGTTGTTATCAATACATCAGAAGTCATCCATTGGTCTTTTAATGAATCATTAAAATTAGATATAGCATTTAACGTTTCACCCTCCAATGTTTCATACATATCATCGCCAGTTTTTATAAGCGTGCCCATTTCGACAGCGGTTTGAATTAATTCATTTTTGAAATCTTTAGTAGCCATATTAGCATTTTCGATAGATTTCCAATCAATTAATTTTACATAACCAGCTGATAAAGCTTGA